ATCAGGAACTACAAGATCATCATAGCTCTGTGTATTGTCTATAATATAGCGTAATAACAAAGGCTTTAGCTTTTCTAGCATTGCTACCTTACTTTGCTGCAAAGTATTTTTCCATGTATCATCATCGGATAGTTCTAAACAAACAAAACTGTTAGTTCCAACAAGAGCCTGTTCTATGTACTCGTTCTTAATGCTACTTAACTTACCTCTCTTTCTAAAGAAAGCTGTGATAGGTCTTCTAGCAAAGTGATGAGAAGCGCTATTACTATATTTCTTAGTATTACGTTTACCATCAACAACAGAATAGCCTTTAAATATAAAATCAATGTCAGAAGGTGTAACAGACATGCCCCACGGAGCAAACTCTGGTCTATCTGATCCGGGTATACAAAAGTCAATGCTAATGCTTTCTTCTTTTGTAACCGGTATAGTAGGAGTTCCTCTGTTTTCTTCACATAGATCTATGTAACGTTTAAAGTCTGTTTCTTCTTTCCACGATTTATAATATAGCTCTCTTAGCTCTTCTCTAGCATCTCTGTACTTTTGTTTAATAGCAGCTACAGTTCTATCGTTGTATTCTATAGATTCTCTAGACATAGTGACGTCTATATCACCAACATCAAACTTAAGAGCTACCGTAGTCTGTGAGTACGTGTCTAGATAATCAATATCTTCTCCGTATCTACCAAGACCTACTTGATCTGCATTTAACGGGTAGCTTACACCACCTAAACAAATAGAAAGCTTGAAGTCTGTATAACCAGTACTACCAGTTGCTATCCAGCTGTTACCAGACATAACTTTGTAGTTATTGTTTATACCCATGCCTCTGTAAGAGATATTATCAAAGAAACGTAGCTGTCTTTTACACTCTGTAATAAACTTATCTTCGTCTCCTGATCTAACAGGCAATATAACTTCTGTACCATTTCTAGTGTCTGTTGTGTTACTAGTCAACAGCTCAATTCTAGGGACTTGCTCACCTCTATGTACTATATAGTGGTATTCAATCCCATCGTGTATAGTTTTAACCTCAAAAGCGTCTGTATAAGCTAAAGGACTCTTTGCGCCTATACCAAAACCACCTATCTCGTTGTTAGTACCTCTCTTCGTAGAAGAAAAGTATTTAGAATAAATGTTCTTGATTCTATCTGGACTTAGACCTACACCTACATCTTTAAAACAGATTTTACCTGATTTACCTGTAAGTGGGTCCGCTTTTGATAATAGTATAACTACATCGTCTTTAATTCCTGCTTCTCTGTGTGAGTCGAAACAGTTTGAGGTCACCTCTCTTACGATTGACCCTATCTTATTAGAATATAAAGTATCAGAGAAACCCCTGAATAGTATTCCAATATTACTACTGTCTATACCAAAGTCTATAGACTCGGATATAGTACCTACATGCTGAATGTCAGCGTTACTTACTAATTTCATACTTTATTGTTTTATTTATATCTCACTGTTCGACTGTCTACCAAAACAAACTCTTGCCCACAACTCTTACATACACCTTCTTTTTTAGTGTAGTTCATGTCTATTTGTCCTTGTAAACAATTAGGACATGCAATTGCAGGACTTTGATCACTACAAAACATAGGTTCTTCTATTGGTGGTGGATTGATGTGCTCGTGTTCCCAGTCTAAATTATTGAGATAATATTCTTTCATTCTTCCCATTACTATTGATTTAATTTGATTTCTATTTTTTTGTCTATTGGCGTGTCAGGGTCTGGTATATCTATTTCTAGTGTTTCTGCTGCCCAGTTACGCACGTTTTCTAAATATGTGACAAATTCATCTGTAGATAACTCTCTAGTTGACTTTGCTACTGTACCGATTACTACACCGGTATCCCGTACAATCCAATCGTCTCTTAAAAAGTTCTCTCTAAGAAACATATGTACATCGTCTCTAGTTATAGGACTGCTTACATTGTCTTGTTGAATGTCTGTACGTGTATAGCCTAGCTCTTTGAATCTTTCTTTAATGAGATAAACTATAACGCCCCAGTAATACCTGTTTTGTGGATTACTGCGTGTTTTGGTCTTTCTAATCGTAATTTCTACCTCTTTCTCGTGTAGTTTATTAAGATCGTCGTTCACCATTATAGGATCATCAGGAACAATACGACCGTTACTGACCTTCCCCGTAAAATGTATCATAGAATTTATGTTTTAGAATTTCATCACGAGTCTCTGTTGATATATGAAAAACTAGTTTTCTTTCTTCTTCTGTATCTACAGGAAAGAACCTAGGAGCACCCGCTTTAGTTATATATTTGATATCGTCATCAGGTAGTATACCTAATTTGACTACTAGATCTTGAAAACACTTACCATATAACCACTGATTGTCTAAATCCCAATTTGCTTGTCTGACTGTGTCATAAAAGTCAAGAGATATAGATACTGGTAGTTTTTTGATAGGTTTAACATCTTTGAGGTAAGGCAGATAACTGTCTTTTACTGCATTTACTATCTTACTCCTCATGTGTGGGCTCATACGAGCATTATAAAGCTGCTGACCATTGATTGTAAGGTATTTTGCTGTTCCTATAGTTCTTGGGTTAGCCACTACATGGTTACCTTCACTATCTATCATTCTACCTTTCTTGTCGAATCCGTTGTTAGCATACTTTTTGGGTATTTTACCTCCCTTTTTGTAGTATTTAATCCTACGTGATTTAGATACCATCACTTTCTTAATGAACTGTGGTATCTCTATTGATGTTGTCATACTCTTATTTTAAGATTAATACTATTTACTATTTCCAGTCTTCGGGAAACAGTATTTTAGCTATTGCTTTACCTATTACTGCTGCTGCCCAGGCTATAATTAGCCAAAATATTGCTTTCATCATATTTCTATTGTGTGTGCGTAGGTTTCCCTACATTGATTAATAATTTCTAGCGCTTTACTTGGACCATTGAGTTCTATGTAATCTGATATATCTTTAGCACCGTAATCTCTAGTGCCAAACCTACCGTCAGTCAAAAACAAAGGCTGTATGTTATATCTCTTAAGTAGAGTATTAGCCATCTTGACACCGGTTAGATCGAAATCCATAAAAGAAAAAATGTTTGTAAATCGTCTAGAAATCTGTGTCATGATACCATCATTTGGTATTACTGCTTCGGAAGCAGGAGCAGCTGCAACAATTCCTAATTGTCGTAGCGCCATAACATCTTTCATAGACTTTGTAATTACAATGTGATCACCAAACTCTGGTACTTGTTCTAGACCTTGCCAGCTGTTGTAATTAGATAACCATCTAAATGCGTTACGCTGAGGCATATAAATTTTATACTGCCCAGGACCAAATCTATAAGCATATGCTAAATCGTTTTTACGTCTTGTGTATACTACCTTTGTGTTGTAAAATACTATTTCACAGGGGTATACATTATAAAGGGTTAATACAGCTTTGTTAATTCCATACTTAGACCAGAAATCTCTATCGTATTGATCCCAAGGTCTAATTTTGATTTCTATCTTAGACTCTTTTGGTTCTAGTTTTGCTGGTTCGTATTCTCTTTTAACAACTGTTGCGTTGACACTGCCGTTTGTTAGACCAAAGTCTACAGCACATTTCTCAAGAGCTTTAGCGTAGGTAACACCATACTTATATTGTATGATCTTAATCCAATCGCCTGAGAACCCTTGCGCCCAATCTTTAAAGTAAATAGTCCCATTGATCATTTTAAATGAACAAGAAGGATTATTATCTCTACGTAATGGGGATTTTACTTTTGCATTGACGTCAACTTTAATCCCTAAATAATATTCTAATATTTGAGCTTGATCTAGCCTCGCTAAGATGTACTCTTTAGTTATTACTGGGTTTAAATTATACATTTACTGTAGTTTGTAGACAAAAAAGGAGGCACGAAGCCTCCCTTTATAATGTCTGATTGAATGAATTACCAAGTATCTCCTGCAGTAGAAGTACTAGTATTTGAACTAATCTCTGCTTCGTTAGTTGGTTGAGCAGGAGTAATGTTGTCTCTGTACCCTACAACTAACTGCTGCGCAGAGTCTTGAGGTAAACAGAAAGGCTGTACAGGACGAGAAGGAAATTGTAAATACTTACCTTGCTTGTCATATACACACTTAATCTTGAACTTGTGTCCTTCATAAGAGTTACCAATCAACTCGATAAGGTTTTTACCAAGTTCATTCCATGTTGCACCACTAATTGCTACACGTTCTTTAGGAATAAATGCAGACAAAATGTGGTGTAGTACTTCACCTGTATTTCTAATCAAGTCAGCATGTAACTGCTCAGGTGTAGAAGACCAGCTTCTTCCTGCTGCAGCTGCATTCTTAGAAGACTCTTGTAGTCTTTCTAAACTTGTAACTTCCATTTGTGTATGTGTAAACTTAGCTCCTTCTTCGTCTTGGAAATAGAATCTAACAACGTTACCACCAGTTCCGTCTTGTCTAAGTGTGTCAAAAGTGACATCTACTAGTTGAACGTTCTCGTTGATACCCGGGCTCATTAGTTTATAACTAGGAGCACTTGTTTGTGTTTCTTGTAATTGATACATAATCGCTTTTTAAAATTAAAATTTGTTTTATTGTTATATTGACTACTAATATACAAAATAAACAGCAGAATCTTCTGTTATTTTATACTTGTTTTATATATATTCTTCCAATCGAAGGGTAGTATTTTACCTGCTAAATGAGGTAAACGTGTACCTGCTTCTATCTCGTCGGAAGCCTCAAAAGAAATGCTTAACACATTGTCTTCGTTTCTATATACAAAACCAATTGCATCTGACTTAGCCATAATGTAATTCTTTAGTTTACCTGAAAGATCTAAACTGCTTACGTTAACTTCTACTGAGTCCGTTCCGATGATTGTCTTCTTTCTGTGTCCTACAAGAATGATATGGTCGCTACAAGTTAATAAGGCGTCAATTAAACCCATAACTCTTGTACGCACTTGATTGTAACCGTCACCGAAAGGAAGCTTTGCAAAAGAATCTAAATTATTCTCTCTTGCAATGTCTTTCTCTATCCATGAGACTACGTTGTCAATTGTGTCTAGCGCAATATATTTATATCTATTAGGCTCTGCTTTAAGCGCACCTACTAGCTGTTTTAAATCTGATGTTGATCCTACCTCTACCTTTAAGGCATCGATATATTTACTACCTCGTTCTGTATCTATAATTAGACACCCTTCGAGTTTAGACAACATTGTTGTCTTACCTGCCTTTGATTGACCGAATATAGTCAGAAGGCTAGGATTTACTGTTTGTGATTTTACTACTGTCTTTGGTAATTCCATATAATTGATTTTAAAATAAAGTTGAACTGTAATCGTCAAACCTACCATGTGATAAATTATTCTTAAGACGCACTAGACCTGCTGTACCTGTTCTGTTCTTCAAACAGTGTAGGGCAACAAGATCAGTAGTAGGAAATCTCTTCTTACCATAGTGCTCTATGTTTAATAATATCGGCTGATGTAATACCATAACTACGTCAGCTGCATGATAGATTTGTTTTGAACCATGTATGTCTGTCTTGGTTGGATAATGCAGTGCAGGGTTAGTTGGATCTCTCCGTTCCTTACTCTCCATCTTGTCATTCATCTGACCAATAAGAATATTACATGTTTGAAATTCTTTTCTTACTTGGATAAACATTTTACCCAGCTCAGCAAGAGATTGTATTTCGTTTTCACCAGGGTTAGGGGTAACCAACAAGGTGTGATCTAATGAGATAACAATTTTAGAGTCTTTAAACTCTTTGCAAAAATCATTGATAGTTGCATAGATTCTATCCCTATTAGAGGGGGTCTCTACATAATAAACGTTTTCATTTTTCATCTTGGAGTACTCATTTCTGAGCTCTTCAAGTTCTTGTTCTGTCAAAGGGTTGTCAGATGAAACTAGTTTGCGGTAGTCTACTTTACCAAGCTGACTCATTTTACGAATCATCTCGTCCTTTGCATGCATCTCGAAAGAAAAATGTAGAACCTTCACATCTTGATTACCTAGATAATTAGATGTAAAGTCAGTGTGCAACATGTTGGTAAAGAATGACTTACCGTGACCTGATGCACCTGCTAGAAAATAGGTTTGACCAAAATGAAACCCACCGAGAAGCATAGTGTTTACTTTCTGCCAGCGTGTAGCTAAGAAAGGACGCTGACCTGTTGCACCCTCGTAGAGGAACTTGTCTGCTTCCTTAATAGCTTGTTCTGCTGTCTTTATCTGTAAACTAGTAAACTTTGTCGTTTGGAGATTCAAATCCATCTATATCTGTTTTCATTAATTGTTCTACTGTTTTCCATTGTTCTGTTTCTATCCACTTTTCCATGCCCATGTGTATCTGAGCATTGTTCTTTGCCCATTCTAAACATTCCATTACTTTAGTGTGTAGTGCACGTTTAGGTGCAATACTTTTCTTGTAAAAGGTCCGGGTTTTCATTGTTGCATTTCTACCAGGTAGTTTCTTACCGTTAATGTAAATCTGCAGGGGATAGGCTTCAAAGAATTCGTCATATGCTGTTGATATATCAGTGTTATAAAGCTCTTTGATAAACTTATTAGTAACACGATAGTTATCTGCCCATGAAGTATCACTACTTCCCTCGTTAATTAAATAACCCCGATCTTCTAAATCTTCTAGTTCTTTTAATTCAAAGCCACCATTCTCATGTACAAACTTGTACAAGGAAGCATAGTCATTTTCATAAATAATGTATAAGAATAGAAATTGTGTAGGACTTATCTTATGCTTGCATAAGTAATCTACGTACTGTTTCGGAGTGTTTAATAACATACTATATTACGTTTAAGTATTCTAGAGAAGCTTGACTCAAAGCCTCTTTGATTTCTTTAACTGAATTAACGTGAGTCGCGTTAATGGTTTTCTTCTGACGTTGACGTAGCCACTTTTCGTCTTGTGTATCTGCTATGTACAAGTTTATCATTAGACCAGTTTTACCTGGTGCCCAACGAATAGCTCTACCTGTACGCTGAAGATCTTGTCTTGATGTAGATGTACCACTGCATACTATTGCCATGGATACTCCTTGTATGTCAAAACCTTCGTCTAAGGCTCGAGCTGTTGATATAACCTTGATGTCGCTTCTTGGATCTTTGAAGTTCTCTATTGCCATTTGTTTAGCATAGGGTTTCATCTTAGAATGAT